AGCCGTGCTGGCCGTGCCCTGCTTGACGATCCAGGTGACCGCGCCCACGATCGGGGCGGTCAGCTTGCCGAACACGCCGCCGAGCACCGAGACCCAGACCCACAGCCCGTGGAACATCAGGGTCGCCGTTACGATCGGGCCGGGCAGCTTGGAGAACAGGTTGAGCACTTCGGCGAAGCCCTGGATCATGTCCAGCAGGTAGTGCGCGACCCCGGGATCCTTGGTCAGCAAGTTGTCGATGGCCTGGGCCAGGATGCCGATCGCCTTGCCCATCTGGGACAGGAACCCGACCCCGGATTGCAGCAGGCCGCCTACGTTCTTCTGGCTGTTCGCCCAGATGTCCAGCTTGGCGATCCAGGTGTCGAACAGGTCAACTACCTGGTGAGCCGCCCGGTACAGCGCGTTGGTCTGGCCAGAGGCCAGGTTGAGCGCGCCGCCGAACGCCTCGATCACCTGCGGGGCCAGCGATTTCTGCAGGTTGTCCAGCGCCCCGGCCAGCGTGCCTGCGTCCACGCCGTACGCGGTCATCACGTTCAGCGACGCCTTGGTGTGGTAAGCCAGCTCGTCCACTGCCCGGTAGACCCCGGCGAACCCGGCGCCGAGCGCCAGCAGCGACGTGGTCGCGATGATGATGGCCTCGATCGCGGCGTCCAGCACGATGTGCCAGCCGGCGATGCCGCCGATCATCGCGCCCCAGCCGATCTTCTGGTTGGCTGCGGCGAACCGGCCCAGCCAGCCGGTAAGGGTCGCCCATATCCCGGTGGAGGCCGCCGTGTCAGTGGTCAGCTTCTGCATCCGGGCGTCGATGCCCGCGATCTCGGCCGCTGACCTGGCCAGCCCCACCGGGTCGATGCCGCCCATGCGGACATCGGCCGCCTCCTGTCTCAGCTTGGTGATCAGGCCGATCTCGGCCGCGGTCTGGGCCATCACCTTGTCGATCTGGGCCGAGTTCATCAGCGGGATGTCGCGCGCCTGGGCCTGCAGGCCGGTGAGCTCGGCCTTGGCCACGGCGACCGCGCGCATGAGCGAGAAGTAGTTGGCAACCAGCTCGATCTTGCGGGCCTCGGAGTTGATGAGCTCGATCTCGGCCAGGACGACGTCCAGTTTGGCCCGGACCTCGGCCGTGTCGATGTCGGCTTCCTCGTCGTCCAGCTTGGCCTGCAGCCGGTCTGCCTGGTTCTCCAGCTCGATCAGGTGCAGCGCGGCCCGCTTGGTGTCCAGGTCCACCTGGAACTCCGACGCCTGCCGCTGCAGGGTCTTCAGCTTCGCCTGCGCGTCAAGGACCTTGGCGTCGAATTTCTTGGAGTCCAGGTTCATCGACAGCTGAGTCAGCTGCTGACTGAACGCGCGCAGCTTGACCATGGAGGACGCGATCTTGAGGTCGATCTTGGTCGTATCGACGTCCATCGGCAGGTTCTGCAGGTTCTTGGCCGCGACGGCGACCTTGGCCTTCAGATCGAGGAGCTGGGCGTTCAGCTTCTTATCATCGGCGCTGATCGGGATGGAGGTCAGCGTCTTGGACAGCGCGGACAGCTTGGCCGCGAGCGCGGTGAACGTCGCCTCGGCCTGCCTGGCGTCGGCGGTGAGCGGGATCGACGCCCGCATGCCCGCCAGCGCCGCCTTGATCCCGGCGTCGGCTTCGGGCCGGAACCGGGTGGTGTCCGGGTAGACGACAAATGCCACATCTCCGAGGACCTTGGGCATCAGCCGAACTCGGCTTCCAGGGACTCAAGCCCGGTGGTCATGAACGGGTACCGGTCGTACATCTGCTCGGTGTGCGGCTTGTCGTACTCCAGGAAGATGCCGGTATACATCGCGTTGCCGCCGCCGTACAGGCCGCCGCGGCTGCCGATCACCGGGCCGTGGGTCCGGATCGTGCCCCTGGTCGTGCCCGGCGGCCGGACGGCGGTGCTGGACGGGAACCAGTAGCCGCTGCGCTTAGTGCCCGGCAGGACGTGCACGACCGATTTGGCGACGGCGACGGCCTTCTCGTCCAGGTACATGATGAACACCCCGACCGGCCCGGCCGGGTCGTTCAGCACCTCATAAAGGGCGGCCTCGTCCCACTCGATCTGGCCCGGGATGATTATCGCCATGGCAGGTCGCCCTCCGGGTCGAACTTGCCGTCGCTCGCGACCGGGGCATCCGGGTCCTCGAACGTCATTACCTTCTCACCTGATAGAATCGAGCTATGCCCGCTAGAACGATTCACGGCCTCACCAGGAAGAATGCGGTTGACAGGCAGCTCTACAGTCTTTGGACAAACATGATGCGGCGGTGTTATAACCCGAGTAGCGGGAAGTACCGGTATTACGGTGCCAGGGGCGTCACAGTCTGTGATCGCTGGCATGACGTCAGCCTGTTCGCTGAAGACATCAAGCGCCTGCTCGGACCCAGGCCACCAGGCGCTTCGCTCGATCGCTGGCCGGATCCTGCTGGCAATTACGATCCGGATAACGTTCGCTGGGCCAGCGACGTTGAACAATCGCATAACTCGCGTCGGTACCTTGACGGGCGCAGTTCGCATCCGATGTACCGGAGCTGGTCTATGATCATGTGGCGAAATCCAGGCGCAATGTGCGAACAGTGGCACGAGTTCCCTGCGTTCGCTGGATACGTGGCTGCCGTACTTGGTTTGCGACCGGAAGGTTTGCGTTTCCGCCGGATAGACCCCGCTGGCTTGTTCGAGCCTGGCAACGTTTGTTGGGGCCGCCCGTACGGACGCCCTCGCTAGCATCGGTACGCCTGTCATCTGAACTCCTCGTCGTGCTGCATCCAGGCAGGTAGCCCGTCATCGCCCGACACGGCAACCGGGGCATCCGGATCGTCAAACTTAAGGCCCATCTCCTCCTGGTGGGCGCGCAGCGCCTTCAGGGCCTCCTCGTCCGGGTTGGCCACCATGCCGATCTGGACGTCTAGCTGCTCCAGCTCCTCCTCGCTCTGGCAGCGGTCGGCGAGCGTTGCGTATGCGACATTGCAGGCTTGCCGCGGCGTCAGCGCTTGGAGGCCCGGCGACCCCTGGCGGATGAGCGAGCCATCGACGCGTCCCGCGTGGACTGCCGTCCAGCAGAGGAGGGCGATGGCTGCCCGGTAGGGCGGCCGGCCACGATCTCGATGACCTTGGTTACCACTTCCATGAGCTGGTCCGCGTCCGCCTTGGTCTCGCAGGCGTGGTCCTCGAACGCGCGCCAGTCACCCGGGTCGTATTCCTTGCAGGACAGCTCGTTGCCTCCTCTGCAGTCCTCGCACTTGCCGCATTCCGGGTGGCCGGGGTGAATGCAATCGCGCAGCATGGCGTACAGCGCGCCCAGTGCCCTGGGGTCCTGGACCGCCACGTCGGCGAACGCCGAGAACTTGAGCAACGGCATCAGGCCGATCTTGTCCGCGACCCTGAACCGCTTGCCCATGAACTCGATCGTCCGGTCGGACGTGACCACCTGGCCGGTGACCAGCTCCACCTTGGCGGCGGGCACCGGCTCCATCCCGGACGACGTTGCCTGGATGCCGGCGAGCTCGGCGTCGAAGTCGATGTCCAGCCCGGCTTCCTCGATGTCGGACACGGTCTGCTCCTCTCGTGTGCAGGTGAGGGCAGCTCCCCCGCAGTGGCGCGGGGGCCGTGCGCGACGACGGTTTCTCCCACCAGTGGGAGGGTCCGGTTAGGTACCCGGGAGTCCGTAGGTGGGGTAGCGCTGGATGCGACTGGCAGCGTTCCAGGTGCTCTTGAGTGACACAGCTGCCGTGACTCCACCAGTGATGCTGTAGTCAGGTAGAATGAGCCCGAAGAAATACTGGCCCTGGAGTGCTGCGATGGACGACGGGTACAGGTAGAAGTTGCGTGGTTGGCCGTCTGTGGCTGCGACGTACGTCTGAGCGGTTGCGGTGTCGAAGAATCCCGTGAAGTCGCCCGAGGCGTCCGGGAGTCCTGCGACCCAGATCAGGTTCTGGTCGCCCATAGCCGTGACGTCTACCTTGGCCACAGTGAAGTTCATAGACCAGGCGGACAGGAATGCCATGGGTGCCGCAGTGGGGCTAGCACCGCCTGATGCGTCGATTGAGACGTAAGCGATCCCATTGCGCCCGTGGATGCGCGACACTAGTCGACTCCTCACTATGAGTGATTGGGAGCCGGCTCCGCCATCCGTGCAGGACCCTGGACCGGGGGCAGCTACGGGGCCTCGGCGCTATCAGGAGCCACGATACGCTGGCTGGTTTATGAAGTCCCGTCTACCCTGGTGACATGGGCCGGTCCAGCCCGAGCGATGGCTGCCAGTTCCCGGGTACGCGGGCTTCTACGAGGTCTCCGACCATGGGAACGTCTACAGCCTGCCCCGGGCATCGACCGCGGGCGGCCTGCTCAACGTCGGTGTCAATTCCGCTGGATACCGGATGGCCGGGCTGTCTAAGTACGGCCGGGTCCGGTTCGTCCCGGTCGGCCGCCTGGTGCTGCTCGCCTTCCGCGGGCGCCCCGATCCAGGCCAGCGCGCTAAGCACGGGCCGGGCGGGAAGACCGACGACAGCCTGGCAAACTTGCACTGGGGCTAGGACTAGATACGGAGCCGCTGATGGACAGCGAGGCCGTCCGGGCATCGGCGCTGGCAGCCGCCGCCATAGTTTATGAAGGGCAGGCGGTGCTGCCCGGAGTACTGACCAGCTACGCCGATCAGCTGGTCCCGTGGATCACCCAGCTACCAACCGTCCGGCTGGACTGCACCTTGCAGCTCCTGCCACATATCAGCGTTCACAACCCTAACGGAGGAGCAGTCATGGCCACCGGAACCGCTGGCGTCAGCACCGCTGTCGCGATTACCGCGACGCCCAAGGATGCCTCGGATAACACCAACACCGCCGACAGCATCGGCTACACGATCTCCGACCCGTCCGGCGTGCTCGGTACGCCGACGATCAGCGCCGACACGTTCGCCTGGAATTGCTCGCTGTCCGGCGTCGTAGGCTCGGCAACCGTCACCGCCAGGTCGAACCTGGTCCCCGCCGTGACCGCCTACGTCGCGCAGATCGACATCTCGGCCGGCGCGACCACCCACATCGTCGGCTCGGTAACGATAACCTGATACCGCTCCCAGGGCGCGGAAGCGAGTCGGACGGCCTCACACCCGGCCGGGCGAGCAGGAGGCGCGGCGGAGCCAACGGGGAACCGGGCGGTGACCGCGGGAGAGCGCACCCGCGGGACATCCGCGCAGGCCCTCAGTAGCCGACCCTGGGAGCGTCGTGAACCTGGGCGAGATGCCTCTGGACAGCAAGGAACACGTCCGGGCGCTGGCCATGATCCGGCTGGCCGCCGAGCAGCTGGGCATGTCCTTCACCGAGGACGGGCGGCCCGTCGCCTGATCCTCCCACCGATGGGAGTATCACAGCTTCTCAGCCAGGGTCAGGAACCGCTTCGCGTTGGCCTCGAACGTGCGGTCGGCGATGGCAGACCGGGCCTGGCGCGCGGCCTCCTCCCGTTTCGCGTCGTGAGCTAGCATCCAGCGCAGCTTGTCGCTGGCGTCCTTCGGGTCACCGAAAGTAGGCAGCATCGGGAACACTGCGTCACCTTCGGGTCTCGGGTCGCGGATGAAGGGCAGCTGAACCGCCGCCATCTCCACCTCGCGCGGCCCCATGGCGTACGCCTGGCCGTTCCAGTGCTCGTACGGGCTGGTCTCCCGCCGGTAGAAGTTGATTCCCATCTTCGCGTGCTGGTACAGCCCGATCGCTTGCTCGTTGTCGACGCAGTCGGGCTGCCCGAGCTCGGATCCGACGAACCGGGCCACGGTGGAGGCCGGGTCCAGCTTGCCCCACTCGTTGCCGCCGAGCAGTACGTCGATGCCGTCCAGGTCCATGAGCTCGAAAAACGAGACCCGGCTGGGGAACGCGGTGCCGATGAAGCACAGGTCGCTGGCCAGTTCCGGGTTACGCGGGCCTTGCCGGGGCCGGTGCAACGACGGCCGGTAGGCGTGCGGCATGTACTCGGCGCGCACGTGCTCCCGGAACATCTCTATGTTGACCGGGTCATTGAGCAGCACCAGGTCGGCCATCTGGGCGCGCGTCATCTGCTCGTCGTCCTGATACGGGCTCTCGGTCGTGAGCATGATGATCTTGAAGTTACGCATCCGCATCAGCTGCATGGTCCCGGCGTTCATGTAGAACCCGCTGATGCACAGCACGACGTCCGGCCAGAAGGTCAGCAGCGCGTGGCTGAGCCCTTCCATGGCGGCGTGGAAGATACCATCCTCGGTGAACATGTTCTTCACGATCGGGTGGCCGCTCTCATCAACCTGGTGCGTATCGACCAGCGCGCTGCCGAACGCTACCAACCTGTCATTCATGTTAAAAGGGGCGACGTTGCCCGGGCCGAGCAAGCCGGTCAGCGCCTCCATCCAGCCAGCAAAGACGTCATGCACACTGAAGTCGGGTAAAGGCCCAGGATGAAGAACTAGAACACGCATGGGCTCTGACCACCCCCTTTCGCCGGCTTCCTCGTCCAGGTATCCGGCATCAGTGCGCTCCGCCCTGCAGGTTTAGCCTGGCCCCGAAATAGGTTACGCCAGCATATTCTATTCTGCCGTAGTTCGAGATGGTCATGGGCTCGCACCATTCCGCGGTGCCCATGAGCGTCGGGTCTTTCAGGACCGCAGCCGGGACCGACTCGGTTTCCCCCGGGCCGATGCCCAGGTAGGCGTCCAGCGCGCGCTGGGTGATCTCTACCTGAGCGGAGTCGCTGATGATGAGCAGCACGACCAGAGTGAATCCGGCCGCCTCGTCAATGGTCTGCCCGTAGGTGATGAACGGCGTGCCGGGCACGACCACCGCGCACGGCGGGTTAACGTGGTCCCGGGCCTGCCCGTCGCAGCGCAGCCCGGTGTACTGCGTGATCTGGACGGCCAGCTGGTTGCGAATCGCGGTCATGTCAACTTTGACCACCCCCTGGCGGTTGCTCCTGCTCGCCGGGCCGCAGCCAGCCGGGCGGCGGGTCGGTCACCCAGTCAGCCGGGTCCTTGCCGGCGTTCGGGCAGCCGCCGCCATGCCCGCCGCCGCCGTAGGCGAAGCAGACCGGGCACTCACCGATCTCGGTCATGCTGCCGGACCCGCCCTGGCCGATCTGCCCGATGTCCGGGTCGGTGTACTCATAGACGGTCACGATGGCTGCGCCGACCCCGATGTCCACCGCGTCATCGGTCTTGGCCACGGACATGGCATCGCCCGCCACCGCAGTGTCGGGCAGCGCCTTGCTGCTGCGCCTGCGGGGTGCGGGCAGCTTGTCGCCCGCCGGGCTCACTTCCCGGCGCCCTTGCCGGCCGGCTTGGCGGGCGCCTTCGCGGGCGCCTTTGCCTTGCCCTTGCCGCCGAACGGCGGGGCCTGCTTGCCGCCGAACGGCTTGCCGGCGCCCTGGGCGCTCGCGGGTCCTCCGGTGGTCCCGGTGGTTCCGCTCGCGGCCGGGCCGGTACTGCCGGCGGTCCCGGGCTTGGCGGGCGCCTTCCCCTTGGGCTTGGCTGGTGGCTTGGCTGGTGGCATGGCTCCTCCTGTTGTTACTGGGGTGCTCCCTCGCAGCAGTTCTCTTTCAGCCCGCAGGCCGGGCAGCGCCACCGGCAGCCCACCGGGTCATAGCGGTGCCCGCAGCCGTCGCAGATCTTCACTCGCCCTCCCACTCCAGCCACCACGCCTCCTCGGGCGTGCCGTCGCGGGGCAGTGCCCGGCACCAGCTGATCATCCCGTCGTCGGTGGCCAGCGCCGCGTGGTAGCCGCTGCCGAGCTGTACCCCGTAGATCAGGCCGGGTGAGCCGCAGTCCGGGTCGCACTGCTCGAAGTAGGCCAGATGCTCGCCGCCCAGGCCGTGCTCGCGGGCGGCCTCGAACAGCTCGCCGAGCGGCACGTTCCCGGCCAGCTGCCAGAACTCGATGATGTCCGAGGGCTGGACGCAGGCCCCGGTGTGGATCAGCAGATGCTCCGACAGCGCGACCGGCCCGCACACCGGCAGCAGCTGAAGATCCAGCCAGAGCGCTCCCGGACTTGGAACCAGGCCCGGGACATCCAGCCGCTGGACCGCCATCACCCAGCCGGGAAGCGCCGCCGCTGGTTTCTTCCGCACCGCCGGGGCCTTGCCGCTGGCGCGGGCTCGCTGCGCGGCGCGGGCTACGGCCAGGTTCCGGCGCGAGGCCGCCTTCTGCTTGGCGGTCCGCGCCCGGCCTTTCAGCGCGGCCCTGGCCTTGACCAGGTTGGCCCGGTCCGCGGCGGCCTGCTTTGGGGAGATCGCGCTGACCCGCTTGGCCGCCGTCATAACCGGCCGCGTCCTCCGCAGCCGCCCCGGCTCCCGGCGCAGGCCGCCGGCATGACGGTCGGCACCAGGGCGGGGCAGTTGACGGTGGTCAGGACGAACACCGGTCTCCCTAAACCGGCTGGACTGTCGGCGGCGGCGGGTGCTCTACCGCATTATGGGCGTCCTGCGCCTCCATCGGGATGATCGCCTGGCAGGTATCGCAGGGCTTGAGGTGAACCGCGTCGGTGACCGGGCCTTCTGCCGTGTCCGGCACCCACAGCAGGACGGGAACGTACGTCATTTCTCCTCCTATCAGATTCCGACTTTATGTCTCGGATTGACGAATGCCTGCAAATTCTCCACTACAGAAGTATTGCTCTGAATGCGGATCACGCCGATGTCGGAAACGCCGGCCACGCCGAAAGGCGCGTCCTTGGTCTTATAGATGTCAGACGCGAGAATCCGGTTCGACTCCGAAATCTGCCACGGGACAGATTTCCATCCCCACGGGCCGACGATCTTGACCCGGTCCATGTGGCTGTAGGGCCAGGTGAACGGCAGCCACTTACCCGACTGGACGACCTGGATCTGGCGGAACGGCCGGGATGCACCGGTCCCGGTGTAGTTCGGGTTGAACCGCCCCGGCCCGTAGCGCAGCACGAAATCGGTGCCCCGGACCCAGGTCTGCTCGTAAATGCCGTCGCCGTCGTAATCGACTGTCATCACGATGGACGGGTCATCGACCAGGTCGTCAATATCCAATGTCCACACATTCGTCGGCTGGTATGTGCGGGCTTCTACGATGCGATTGAAATGTCTACCGCACCATTCATTAATCCACCCCGCCGCCGTGGCGATCGCGTTAAGCAGCAGGGAATCGTCGCTGGTGTCGGTGATCCCGAGCCGGTCGTGCATCTCTTCCAGGCTGGTGTACCACAACTGGCTGACCGCGGAGGGCATGACGCGCCAGGTGCCGGGCTGGACGTCGCTGACGACCCCGCTGCCGACCCACTCATACCCCCACAGCCCGTCGATCCCGGCGACGGACGGTGAGCACGGCACGGACAAGGTGTACTTGCCGGTCATCACCTTGACGATGTCGGCGGGCGCGGTGCCGAGGTAGGTGTGGGTGACCGATACCCCGGCCGGCTCGGTGATCACGCAGTACACCGAGGTCGGGTCGGCGGGGGTGCCGTTGCCGTCCGCGAAGCCGGCTGACAGCACGGCGATCTCGGACTGGTTGTCGTAGAAGACCTGCGCGGTCACACTCACCTCCGGTGGTCCCGCACGAGGTGAGGTGGCTGACCAGCTTCCAGCTTAGGCCCCGGCGGCCCTTACGGCCAGGTGCCTGTCACCCGGCCGTTGACCCGCAGCATCACCATGGCCGGGACCGGGCCGTCCCAGCGGATCTGCGCGACCCGGCCGGCCTCGTCCCAGTCCAGGAACGCGGGCTGCCACCCGGTGCCGGGGGCTTCCATCTCGATGACAGCCAGCTCGGGTCCGTCGAAGGCGACGCGCAGCCATCCGTCACCGGTAACGTACGGTTTCACCACGGCTCCTAGCCTAGGTCACGGTCAGCGTATCCACTTTCCGAATAATGGCTTCCGAGGCGGTGACCACCAGGACCCACACCTGGTAGCTGCCCGGGGTCAGCGTTGACAGGTCCCCGGCCGGCACGCCCGCGCTGCCCGGGCCGACCTTGGTCACCACGTCCACCTGCCCGGTCACAGCGAGCGGCGGCAGCGGCAGGATGGTGCCATCGACCAGGGTGACGGTGGTGAAGTCGGTTACGGCCGGGATCTGGTTGGGGTTGGTGTTGACGTAGATCCCGACCCGGGTGATGTCGCTGACGTGCCCGCGGGTGATGGTCAGGGTGTTGGCGATGTACTCGGTGGCGGTGTTGTAGATGGACGTGCTCATCAGCTGCTCCTGTTCAGGGTGACCGGCCCGGCGGACTTGCCGTCACCCGCGGTCGGCCCTGCGGCGGCGATCTGCGCCCGGGACGCGGTGGGGCTGACGGCCACGGTGATGTCAATCTGGCCGGTGACCGGCTCCAGCGAGACCGCCTTCGCGGTCGCGGCCGGCGGCGACGGCGTAACCCTGGGGAACGGCGGCGACGGAGCGCGGGCCGCCGCGACCGCCGCCCCCGCCACCACCGGCTGCACTTCCAGGTCCACCCAGTAGCACTGGTAGTAGCCGTCCACGTAGAGGTACGGGTACTGGTTGGGCGGCCCGACCGCGAACGTGGCCTGGCCCGGCTCGGTCAGCCCGTTGGAGTACGGCGGGGTGGTGGCCGCGGAGTTCAGGAACTCATACGACTGCTGGCCCGCCGTGGTGGGCGGCGCGTACAGCGGCCCCTCGGTGATCCCGCTGATGCCGCAGGCGTTGGCCGTGTTCCCGGAGTAGACGCCGAAGTAGCCGAACGTCATGGCGCTCCAGCTGTCCGGGGTGGCGGCGCCGTTGTAGATGCTGACCTTGTACGTGCCAATCGGCAGGGTCAGCGTGACCGGGGCCGAGATCCACCCGGACCCGGCCGCGCCGGACCAGGACGGGCTGGTGTTCCCGTAGATCCTGGTGCCGGTTGTCCCGGTCCCGGTGGGCACCCAGATATCGACGGACGTGGCCAGCTGCGCGGTGCCGGGCGGGCTGAAGTACCAGATCTTCTGCACGTAGCAGGCTTGGCTCAGCCGGATCTCGGTGGCGACGACGTAGTTGAGAGGGCTGTCGCCGCCGGTCCCGCTGACCGCGTCGGCCTTGTTCGGCCACAGCCGGTACGTGCCCGTATAGCTGGCCGGCGTGACGTCGGTGACCTGGACGTCGGCCCAGAAGTTGTCGGCCAGGGACTGGGACTGCGGCATGACCGCGGCCGGGTCGGAGCTGGCGGTGGAGAACGCCTGGGCGGGCTCGGCGGTGTACGGGCAGGAGACCGGGCTGGCCCCGAAGCCGAACAGCGGCCCGTTCGTGATCCCGGCGGCGTACGGCTGCCCGGTGCCGAACTGGTTCGGGGTGTCGGGGAAGTTCCCGTTAACGCCGATCGCGGCGGTGTACGGGGTGGAGGACGTGCTGCCGATGGCCAGCGGGACCGGCACAGGCAGCGGGATCCAGTTCCACTGCCCGGCGGTCAGCGGCCCGGAGGTGACCACCGAGCCGGGGACGAGGATGCCGCCGCCGGCCGCGCCGGCCTTGTGCGCCCACAGCGCGCACTTGACGGGGGCGGTAGAGGCCCCGGACGGGCACACCCACCACCAGTAGCCCTCGAAGAACATGCCGGCCCGGGTGACGGTGAAGCACGCCCCGGCGATCCAGTTGCCGGTGTAGGAGGCCGGCGCGGACGGGCCGGGCGTGGACGGGAACAGCCGGTAGGACGTCATCAGCTCACACTCCCGCGCCCAGCGGCGCCCGGACGGATACGTTACCCGCGCTGACGGCCGCACGGGATGCCAGCGGGGCGGCGGCCGTTCCGTCGCTGACCGTCGTCCCGGCCGCGGAGACCTGGGACCGGGACGAGGTCGGGCCGGCGAAGACGGTGACGTCGATGAACAGCCGCCCGCGCGGCCCGCTGGCGTCCGGGGCGGTGCCCGCCGCGGCCGGGGTGACGCAGACCGGGGCGGCGAACGGGATCCCGGCGCTCAGGTACGTCACCGACAGGGCGACGTAGTCCACCGACGCGACCGCGCCGGGCGGTGCGGTGCCGCTGCCGGCGGTGATCCGCAGGTGCAGCCAGTGCAGCTGCGCCCAGGCCGGCGGCCCGAAGATAACCGTGTCAATGTGTGCCGGGCTGGTGCTCGCCGTCCCGGCGGCCGAGCCGAGCAGCGCGCCGGAGATGCCGTCGTGCAGCTCGTACGCCAGCGGCCCCATGGCCAGGTCCGACACCCATCCGTTCACGGCGGCGGTGACCGAGTCGATCGTGTCGGTCGGCGCGACCATAGGGAAGGTGAACCCGGACAGGTCCAGCGGCGCGGACGCGGTCATTCGCCCACCCCCGTGCTGACCGAGGCCCGCTCGCCAACCACGGCGGTGATGCCCGCGTTCCCGCGGACCCCGCCCGTGAATGTCCCGGCCGGCAGCACGGCGGCGGATACGGATGCGGCGGCAACCGCGGGCGCGGTGGTGCAGTAGCCCTTGACCACCCGCTGCGGGATGGCGGGCGCGGTCGCGACAGCCTGCGGCACCCCGGCCGGGACGGCGATGGCGGCAGCCGGCTGACTGGCCAGGGCCAGGCCCGGGGCGGTCCCGGCGAAGACCAGCAGCCCGTGCGCCATGGTCGCGTCGTACGCGGCGCCGGCCGCGGCGGCCAGCCCGGCCAGGACCATCTTGGCCGTGCCCGCGGACGGTGTCAGCGCGGCGGCGGATCCCTGGGCGAGCCCGGCGAACGCGTTCCCGGCCAGGGTCAGCGACGGGCCGGCGGCTGACCCGGCCGCGCCGGCGGGGCCCGCTGTGACGGTGATGCCCCGCTGCACGGCCGGGTCCGGGGCGTTCGCAGCGGACTGCCCGGCTCCCGCGGGGACCCCCAGCATAACAGCCGGGGACGGGACCTGCGTCCCGGCCGCAGCCGGCGCCGGGTTCGCGGTGCCCAGCGCGACCGTGGTGACCGCGGGCGCCGGCGCGGACGCGGCGGACTGCGCGAGCCCGGCCGGGCCGGAGACGGCCACCTGGACAGACGGCCCGGGCGCGGACGCCTGGGCCTGCGCGGGCGCGGCGGTCCCGGCGATAGCCACCTGGATGGCGGCCGGCGGCGCGGACGCGGCGGAGGCAGCGAGCCCGGCCGGGCCGGAGACGGCCACCTGGACGGACGGCCCGAGCGCGGCGGCCGGGGCCTGGGCGAGCCCGGCCGGGCCGGCGACGGCCACCTGGGCGGACGGCGCCGGCGCGGCGGCCTGGGCCTGGGCGGGCGGCGGGCTGGCGGATCCTTGCGCGAACGTGGTGACGGACGGGCCCGGGG